ACTTTTCATTTTCTCATCAATAGTATTTTTTATATTAAAATTAAGTCTTGATATTAAACATTCTGATAATACTCTTATTTTATTTAATACGGTTTCTCTATTTTTATTAAGTCGTGATACAATCTTCACTATATTATCGTTATCTAGTACAGGTTCTAGTAACTGTCTACTCAAATGTTCTTTATTTAGATTATATATCTCTATTATATTTTGTGCGTTAATAGTACTATATAGTTTATCTGATACTTCATAATCTATTACTAATGGGGGTCTAAATTCATTCCAAGATTCTTCATTCTCGATAGAATGTTCTATTAAACCTAATTTTGATAATACATAATCTTCTTTTTTTGCTAATATAGACTTAACTTTGGACAAAGATTCAATATTTTTTAAAATAGGTTTAAAATATTTTGTTAAAAATATTTCTAATAATTTATCTATATATAATGGCATTATTCGTGACCATTTTAATCCTTTTACATGTTTTGAACTATATAATGATTTATGTAATTTGGATGCAATACCGGGTTTTCCTGGTTTTCCTGGTGTTCCTGGTTTTCCTATTAAAAAATTAATTAAATCTTCATTGGATTCATATTTTCCTAAAAATGCTAAATTGGATTTAGAACTTCGTTCATCGCCAATACCTTTAATTTTATATGGCGGTGTGCTATATTTAATTACAATAATAAGAAATCCTAATATTAATGCCAATTTATTTGTTTCACAGTAATTTATATATCTAAATTGAATACTATTAATATTAATTACTTTCTTTTTTGAACGAGATTTGGGTAATTCTAATTTGGGTAATTCTAATATATATGTAATAAAATCTTTAGCATTTTTTAAATCTATATTTTTTTCACTTGTTTTTTCTTTTGATTTCAATTCGGACATTACTTGAATTTCATATTCTTTAACATTTTCTATAGTTATTCCATCTAATCTACCATATTTTTTCATAAATAATCCTTCGCCTTTTTCGATACTTGGCATTTTCCTTGCATATTTTTTTCTACTATCAGCTGTTAAATCTGTATTATAATAAAAATCATGTAATGAAATAGTTGGCATCATTGAATCTGTATTTTTTATTATAAATTCTATATCTTTTTTATTAAGATTTATATTTATTGTGGAGGTAAATAGATTTAAGATATATAATAGGTGTATTTCAAAACGATCTAAATATATATCTTCATCTTCTTGAACCTCACTTACCGTTTCTCTTAATTTAATTGGTCTATCGTTATTACCAAAACCATCATGTTGTGAATGATCAATAAATCCGATTTCTACACCGCATTTTCTACACATTATTTTTTCTCCTTCTATTAACCTTCCAGTATGTTCTTCATAACTCCATTCTTGAATTATATTCTTGAGCATTTCTGATTTTGTTTCATTTTCTAAATATGCTAATTTAGAAAGATCTAAATAATGCTTACAACATAATACTTCAGTTGATTTTGGATAATTCCAATATATATTATAATCATTTTCCATTCTATAAAAATCTTTTTCATGCTTATTTAATATAGGTTTCATAAAAGTTCCATTTTTATCTATAAATTCACTAATTTTTGTTAATCTTAAATCTGAATCAATTATATTTAAAATCTTTTTAAATTCATTTTTTAAATTTTTAGGAATTACGGATTGAATAATAGGAATATAAGGTTCTTGATTTTTAATATTATTTTTTAATTTTTTGATTTTATTATTTTTTATGTTTTCAATTGCCCTAATATTTGTCTTAATTTCAGTTTTTAATTTATGTAAAATATCAGTAATTTCCCTTTTACCTTCTATTATTTCATTAATATTTTGAATATTATAGTAAATTTTATTACATTTATATATATAATTTAACAATATTTTAGGAATACATTTTTCTTCATCTTTTTCTTTATTTTCTTCGGATATTGATTTTATATTTATATTTACACATTTGGCACCTTCTAAATCTTTTTCATCATCCGATTTAACAAGTTCTTCTAAATCGGAAAGAGTTAAACTTAACAAATCATCAAAATCTATTTTTATTAAATTATGTAAAAGATTTTTTTGAAATAAACAATTATCACCTCTTATAATATCTTGTTTATTTAATGGCGTCCAAATTCCTTCAATTCGTTTATATAAAAATCTTGGATTATCGTTTTCTGAATTATTTCGAATTAATGCATTGTAATTTTGAATATATTTAGATTTAACTAAATTTGTTATTTCATTTTTTTCATTTTTTATATTGTAAGTTCCATCTAAATTTACAGATATAACTTTATATGATTCATTTGCATACATTATTTGCTCACCTAATTCTAACCGGAAACCCATATTTTTTAATAATGCATATGCTCCATTTTCTATTTTTCTACTTAAATTATTAGTTTCAGTTTTAATTAATGACATTAAATTTAAACGTCTTTTTTCTATTTCAGATGACGAATTTAATAAAGATACTCTATCTAAATATTCTCTAAATTTTTCTCCTAATGATGTATCATGATAACCAGTTAATACATCATTGCCAATCATATCGTCTATAATTTTTTTATCATTAATTGATGTGTCAAATTCCGGATCATAATATATATTTGTTTTTTGATTATCAAATAAAATATCTTTTTTACATCCGTATACTTTTACAATTTTAAAATTTTCACATTTATTAACATAAAAATTATTTTTTCTCTTTTGGTCATTTAGTTCATTTTTTATTTCTTCAAGTTGTCTTTTTAAATTTGTATTTTTTAGTTCAAGTGACTCGAAATCAGTTCCTATTAATTTTTGTTCTTCAGTAATCATAATTCTTAGTCTAAATTCTAAATTTAATTTTTGAATTAATTTTAAAAAAACTTCCCCATTATCATAACTATTACTAATTTGATTTAGCAAATCCATTTCTCCATTTTTTAATTTTTCATTAATAACTATACCATATACTTCCTTTATTTTTTCAAAAGTATCATTGTATTTTTCATTTGGTAATGTTTTTTCTAATAAATTTTTAAATAAACTATTTTTATAATATGAAATTTCTGATAAATTTTCTTCAACAATAATTGAAATTAATGTATATATAACATCATATCCATATTCTTTTTTTGTAGAATTAGATTTTTTTAAAATTATTTTTTTACTATTAACCAAGTAATTTTCAAGCTCATTTATTGTAAATTCACTAAAAACTAAACGTCTAATTGATTTATATATTTTATCTTTTATATTTTTCTTATATCCATCTATGGAATTTGGCATAAAACTACTATTAAATTTAGCATCAATTTTTACTATTAATAAACAAATCTCTTTTTCTAAATTTAAAAATTTATTTTTTAAATATTTACTTTCTTTATGTTTCAAATTTTGATATTTGCTATCTTTTATGTATTTATCCCTATTATTTAATAAAATTTTATATATTTCTAATTTTCTTGAAAGTTCTTTATTGATATCATTAAAATTTAAACTATATTTAGATAAAATACTATTAATATCTGATAAATTTTTACAATTTATCATATTATCATGTTCAATATTAAATATTTTTTTAATTGATGGAACAATTAAATCCAAATATTGTTTATATTTATCATCATTAATTAATTTTTTATCACCGCCAAATAAAATAAAATTATTTTTAGTATAGTCCAATGTTGAAAAATCTACTGTTGTTATATCTTGATGTAATATATATTCGTAATTATTAATTGGGTTTTTAATATTATTTTCATTTTCTCTTATATGATCTATAAGAGTATACCCTATATCATTTTTTTTTTTTAACAATTCATGTGTATTAGTTTCATTTCTTAATCGAAATGATTGATTAAATGACGGATTATAAGAATGTATTGATTTAATTACAATACCAATAACATTTAATTTTTCCCCTTTGACAATATCTATTGTTTTTGGTGGTTGGGATATAGATTTGTTATAATCCGATTTTTTGTGTAATTTTTTACTCATTGAACCACTATATTCGGTTTCTCCTCCATATCCATTACATACTGAAATACTTATTCCTTTGCCTATTTTATCGGTTATATATCTATCTTCTAATATATCTACTATTTTATTAATAGGTTCTTCAACAAATCTTTTATTTAATTGATTTGATTTATTTTCTTTTATTTCATCCAAATTGGAATCAACAGAATAACAAGAATTATATGGATTACAGTTTCTATATACATCAAAATTATCTTTTATTTTATCAACAATAAAATAGTTGGATTTTATATATTTTTCACTATTAATATATGGTCTATTTATAGATATATAGTTAATATCTTGTGTAGAATTATCTGTTTCTATTTCTATATGATTTCTATCTTGATTATTTAAACATATATCTAAATCATCGCGGGTTAATACAGTGTCATTATTTGATCTAACAATACCATTTTCATCTGCCTCGTTAATATCAGTTTTTCTTTTTAATTTATGATGTTTTGTCATAAGGTCTTCTGTTGCTAAAAGTTCTTGATCGAAATCTGTAAATTCAACGCCTTCATATATAGTAACACTTTCATCTTCATCTTGAACATCTAACGATTGCTCTAAAAGTTTTTCTTCTTCTGTATATATTTTTTTACTATCGGATACAATAAGTCCTATTATATCATTTTTATATTCATTATTTAACAATTTTTCTAATTGAGGTTTATAATTATTATTTTTAAATAAATAGTCTGTATCTTTTGAATTATTATCATTTACAATTGTGTTATTGTTTACTAATTTAAGTATAAATTCTGCTTTTCTAGATACATTTTCATAATTATTTATTTTATTACCTTTTTTTAATGTTAATAAATTATTAATAATTGATTCTAAAACTTCTTTTTCACTAAATTCCTTTTCCCAAACATTTAAAATTTTTTGTTCTATAATAGTGTCAATTTCTTCTTCATCATCTAACCCAAACACTTCAGCTACTTCAATTTTTTCTTCTGGTTGATTATAAAATTGTATATCTATTATTTCTGATGTATTTATTAGTTGTGTAGTTAAATTTAATTTAACTACACCATCTTTTCCATTTTCTCCTAATTTAAAAATAGCTATACCTTTATGAATAACAAAAAATCTAGCGACTTTTTTATTGTACGAATCTGATTTATCTTTAGTGATAAAACGTATTTTATCACCTGTTTTAAATTCTTCTATCTTAGATTGTAAATTTTGTCTATCCGCCATATCTTAATATAATAAATAGATTTTTTTTATCATACAACTACTTATAAAAATACTTAAAACTATATAACATATAATATAAAATGACTGAAATACAAAAATTTATTAGTAATTATGATGATACTTCTGAATTAATAAATGCATTTAAAAATAATTTAATAAAAATTAAGGAAAATAATAATTTAATTTTAATTAATTATCAAAGAAATATAAGTAATTTAAGTAACACATTTATTAGACAATGTAGAGGGACTATTATCGAAAAAGATACAAATAAAATTATAAGTTGCCCAATCAGTGGTGGAATTAATTTTGAAGATTTTAAAAAAAAAATAAATTGGAACGAATGTGTAATTGAAGAATCTATTGATGGTACAATGATAGTTCTTTATTATTATAACGATAAATGGAATATTTCTACAAAAACTACTATTGATGCAAATTGTTATTGGAATTGTGACAAAACTTTTAAAGAATTATTTAATGAAACTTCTAATAAAATAGGATTAAATTTAAATATTTTAAATAAAAATTTTTGTTATACATTTGTTCTATGTCATCCAGAATGTAGAAATATTACTAAATATAAATCAGAAGATTTATATCATATTTCATCTAGAAACATGGATACTTTAGTTGAATTAGATGAAGAAATTGGTATTAAAAAACCATTATTATTAAAACTTGATAAATATAATAAATTAAATATAAATAGTTATGCTGAATTGATAAAATCACTAGATAAATTAAATTATAATATAGAAGGTTATATGTTGTACAGTAAAGATAGAAATTATAGAGTTAAATTAAAAGGTAAAAAACATAACTATGTTCATCAATTAAAAGGTAATTATCCAAATATTATTCAAAAATTATTAGAAATAAATGATACAGATGATATGAATGATAAAAATGAATTTCTAAAATATTTCCCAGAATATATAGAAAAATTTAATAATATAGATGATAATATAGATACATTAAGTAAAAAAATATATTTATTATATTCCGATGTTAAAAAAAATAAATTAGAAAATATTGTAATACCTAAAATATATTCAAAAATTATAGTATTATTACATATAGAATATCATAAATTAATGGATAAATATAGACCAGAACAGCATTCTTATAAACCAAATATTACATTAACAAAAATTAAACATTTTATTCTTAATTCTATAGAAAAAAATTATTTAGTTGCAATGTTAAATACTATTTGAATACTATTTAAATTCATTTAAATTTATTAATATTAATTCTTTTAAATTAATATTAATTCTTTTATTACCTAAATTGTCATTTGTTACCGAATGTTTTTACCAAAAGTGGTTCTATTATTTTTTATAGTATATTTCCTAATATATATTTCCTAATATATATTTCCTAATATATATTTCCTAATATATATTTTTTAATGTATATTTTCTAATACATGTATTCAGATTCAACTGTAACAAAATCATCTTTTACAGCTCCACGTCCTTCTAGAATTCCAAATAAATTTTTAGTATTAAATTTTTTACCAATATTTTTAAAGTTATTTATATATTCTATATCATCATCAATAGCAAATGATGGACTATTAATTTTAGTAATGTCTTCCCATTCAGATGATAATTTATCCAAATCATTTATTATATACGAAATAGTTTTAACTAATAACAATAGTGTAATATCCCTCGTGATTACATTTCTTGTATCCGGAATATTAAAAGTACCTTGAGGTTTATCCATAAAGTTAAATATTAGCCTATTATATACAGTAGTTATATCTATATCTGGATTAAGTTTAAGTTTTAATTGAATTTTTTCTTTTAAAGGATGCGGCATTTTGTAACTTGAGAAAATAATGATATTAGAATCAAGAGGATTTTTGGATGTGTATAGTAATTTCATATAGTCTATAATTAAATTTCCAATAGTATGATTTTCGTTATCAAGTTCTATTTCATGTCCTAAAAGATAATCTGTAGAATTGATAATCGATATTTTATTATTTAATACAATGGTAATATCTTTATTATTTTCAATAATAGTAATTGAATTTATAATATCAATTAATTTCAATTTAATTATGTCTAAAGAATCTCTAAATAATTGATGTGATTCTAAAAATCCTATAGATTCAATTCTAAATCTAAAATTAGATGGATTACCTTCCTGATCTTTTTTATATACTCGTTGTTTATCCAATATATTAAAGGATTTTTTTATACCACTAACAATTTTGTCTGAATAAACAGCTAATCCTTTTTTAATTCTTTCTTTGTTTTTATATGCAATTTTTTCTAAAAAAACTTTATCAATAATATCACTAGATTCTTCTATAAATGAAAATGACACCGTTCCTACGGAGCAATATCTTGAATTTATTTCACCATATCCGATATTAGGAGTACATTTAATTTCAAGTTCTTCACCTTCATTGTCTTTAATAATATTTTGTTTAAGAACATCTATAATAATATAATCATTTGATATTTCATTTTTAGGAAAAAACTCATTCATATTTTCTGGAAATAATTCGTTTTCATTTAAATATTTGAAATCTTCCGAAGTTACATCTATCATTCCTGAAGAGTTTTTCAATTCTCTACTTTCTGAATTATTTTTAATACTAATATTAAATTTTGGTCGAATTTCATTAACAAAGCTAAAACTTCTTTGATTTTCTACAAATTTAGTTTTAATTTTAAATAAATCATTATTATACATACTAATAGGTATAAGTGAAAGTCTATGTGCTAAAAATTCATTATGTATGCCTGATGTATTTTTTGTAATAACTATACTTCTTTTACTATCATCATCAATCCATGTATCATCAAATGCTACTACTGGTATATTTGATAATAAAACTCTTCTTAAAGAGTTAGCTAATCCAAGTCGTACATTTAATAATTCGAAACTTATATCCAAAACCGTTTCTCCAACTTTAGTTTCATTTTTATAATTTTTAAAAAAACTCATTTTTTATCTATAAATAATATATATAATATTATTATCAAATTTTTAAATACTTGTGTAAAAAATATAATTAATTTATATATTAATGATTTATAGAAATGTCAAATAAACCAATTTTATTTTTTTCACCAAATTGTAATCATTGTATTAAATTATGGAATGATTTAAAAAAAAAAAATATATTAAATTCTATTATAAAAATTAATGTTACAAATAATAAAAATATTCCTAAAAATATTAAAAGTGTTCCAACATTAATAATAAAGGGTAGACAGCCAATGACTGGAGACGCTATTTATTTTTTTTTTAATAATTTTGTTCCTGGTGAATCGGAATCAAAATCTGAATCTCAATCTGATACAAAAATTACAGAATCAAATGATAATTCTGGTATAAGCCATTTTTTACCAGGCGAAATGGGAAATAATTGGTCTGATCAATATTCTTTTATCGGCAATTCTAATCCTATAAATCATTCATATTCTTTTTTAGGTACTAAAAATTCTGGAATTCCAAACCAAAATAAAATTAATAAAGGTTCAAAGTCTAAAAAATTAAATATAAATTTAGATATTAGTTCTAGATTAGAAGAATTTAAAAATGCAAGGTCTAAAGATTATTCAAGATAAAGATTATTCAAGATAAAGATTATTCAAGATAAAGATTATTCAAGATAAAGATTATTCAAGATAAAGATTATTCAAGATAAAGATTATTCAATATAAAGATAATTAATTAAAGATAAGTTTAATTTATTTAAATATTATATTAAAGAATATAAATGTCAACTCTATCTGCATTTACTAACCAGCTTCAAAATTTAATTAATAATTTATCTAAAATGTATCCAAATGATCCTGATATTATATTTTCAAAAACTACAGTTGGTTTTATAAAAAGAACAAATCCTAGAAAATTGAGTGAAATATTTAATAAATATGTTAAGCAATATGAAAGTCAAATAATGTCTAAAGATGAAGAATTTTTAATGAATAATAATTTTACAGAGGGTGATAATATAGAAATTATTAATCAAAAAATAGATTATGCTGAAAGTATTATTGCGAATTTAAGAAAATATTGGTCATCGATGGATGATGATAGTAAAGAAAATATATGGAAATACCTACAAGTTTTAATAATTCTCAATAATAAATGCACCTTATCGCGTTAATAAGATAAAAAAAATATAATTATTAATTTTATATGTCATCTAGTACAGATAAATTTAATACAAACCTTGAACAATTTTTATTAATTATTATTAATAACTATCCTGACCTAAAACAAACTATAGAATCACATTATAAATTTCCTTTAACTGGTATAGTTTATATTAATGAATATATAAAAAATTGTAGAAATAAAGGACAGGATATATCAACAAAAAATGAAATTATATTTTCAGAAGGTTTAGTTTTAATTGAAAAGGTAAATTTTCATAAAATTTGGAATGATACACAATTAAGTGAAGAACATAAAAACAATATATGGAAATATTTACATACTTTATATCTGTATTCATATGAATATACAAAAAATAAAAATATTACATCTATAATTAAAGATTTAAAAAACATAAAAAGTGATGATAAATCTTTAGACGAAACTACAAGAACATTTTTAAATATTATTGAATCACTAACAAATAATATTTCAAATAAAGATTTACAAAATACAAATATTGATAATGATAATGATGATAATGATAATGGTAATAATAAAGAAACTAACTCTTTTGCTAATTTTAAAATGCCTGATATATTTGGCGGAACTATAGGAGAATTAGCTAAAGAAATCGCTGAAGAAATTGATCCTGAAAAAATTAATTTAGATAATCCAGCAGAATTATTAAAAAATTTAATGTCAGGTAATTTGGAAAACGATACAAGTGGTTTAATGAATTTAGTATCAAATATAACTAGTAAAATGCATGATAAAATAAGTTCAGGTGATATTGATGAAAATAAACTATTTAATGATGCCAAAAAAGTTATGTCTAATTTTAATAATTCGAATTTAGGTGGAAATAATATGTTTTCTAACTTATTTTCACAAATGTCAAACAATTTTAATACCCCAGCCGCATCAACAACAACATCAACGCCCACATCAACGCCCACATCAACACCAGATGATGTCAATAAAATTATGTCTAATTTAAATAATCCAAATTTAGGTGAAAATAGTATGTTTTCTAATTTATTTTCACAAATGTCAAACAATTTTAATAATCCAACATCAATGCCAGCACCACAAGCTAATAATAGGATTAAATTACAAAATAGAAGAGAAAGATTAAGAAAAAAATTAGAAGCAAAAAAAAAAGCATTAAAAGAAAAACTGGAAAAATAATTTTAATATCTTTTCTAAATATATTATAAATGAATGATAAATTTTGGTTTAAATCTCCTGAAATACTTTTTAAAACTAATAGATTAACAGAATTCTTTCCGACACCTGATATGTCCAGTTTTGAAAAACTTAATGCTATTACACGGTTATCTTTGTATATTAGTTTGATAATGTATTTTTATTCTGGTAAATATTTATATTTATTTATTTTCATACTATCATTATTATTTACATATATGCTTTATAAAAATATTAGTAATATAAATGAAAGTATTGATGAATTTAAAAATATAGATAATAATAATTATAATAATAATTATGATATAAATTATGTTAAACCTACTAAAAATAATCCATTTATGAATATTACAATGAATGATTATATAAATAATCCAAATAGGGAATCATTAATTAATAAAAATATCCAATATGATTCTGAAATTTCCAAAAATATAGAAGATAAATTCAATATAAATTTATATAGAGATGTCAATGATGTTTTTCAAAATCAAAATTCTCAAAGACAATTTTATACCACAGCTATTACTACTATTCCAAATAATCAAGATAAATTTGCGAATTGGTTATATAATGTTCCACCAACATGTAAAGAAGGTAATGGATTACAATGTGTAGCTAATAATTATAATCCATTATATAAATTTACAAATAAAGGTGATTTAAATTAATATTAAGATAAATTAACATTAAGATAAATTAAGTTAAAAAATCTTTTAATATATTATAATGAAACAAAACAGTATTAGTAATAAATTTAATATTCAACAATTGAGTAAGCTTAATGAAGATAATTGTTATAAAAAAGTTAGAACTAAAACTTCTCAAAAATCAGGTATTTATCATACAAGTAATTTTCATGATTATATTTGCGAAGCTCCTACAGTTTTAGAAACAAGTCTTCAACAGCCAAATATAATTCATAAAGATGGTTATGGATGGACATCAATGAATGGGTGTAATATAGACAATGATTCTAAATTAAGAAATGCTAAAAATCTTACAAATAAAAGATGTATTAATCAATTATTAGAAAGACCATTTAAGACTATACCGTATATGGGACGCGGAATGGGAAATATATGTATAGAATCTAAATTATTACCAAGTGAAGATACTTTTCAAAATAAATCATGTAATAATTTATCTGGAATATATATTGATCGATTTATTCCTCAAATTCCATGTATTCGAAATACTATACAAAATCCTAAAAATATTATTCCGGAAGATAATGATAAAACGTGGGTCAGAGGTGGGCAACCATCGCGACAAGTTATAAGAAATAAAAATTATTTAAAAAAATGTGGATTTAAATTTGATAAAAATCATTGGTCCAAAAAATAATAAATTAATTACCTAATTTAAAATTTCTTTATAAAAAAATTCTATCCATAATATATAGAGATGAGCTCAAACAGATTAATGTATGATACGTGTGCTTATGTAAAAAGAATGGATGAAAGTGTTGAACCACTTGCTTATGTTCTTAACCCAATGAAATATGAAAATTGCCAAAAATGCAGACATGAATTAGGATTAGTTGGAGGAACAGCTGTTAGTCATATTAAAGGAAATCTTATAGACTTGGAAAATGATTTAAGAGGCGCTACTAGAAAATTATCATTATGTCCTAAAATGAAATATGCTCCATCTAAAAATAATAATATTACTTTAACTGGAAAATGTTCTGGAAAAACTAGAAATATTGATACTAATTTACAACATTTACCATCGTGTCAAATGATAAGATATAGACCAACTCCTTTACCACCCGCTATGAAATTTAAAAAATGCTAGCCATTAATTTAAACACCCCTTAGCATAGCAACTTAATTAAAATTCAGTACAGATTTAATTTAATATAAATATTTGAATAAAAATTTTTTATATTTATATTATATATTAACTATGAGTTTTAATAGACTAAATTATGATACTGGAGCATATTCTCAAGAGCTTAATCAATCCGTTGGTCCGGGTGTATATAAATTGGACGAGCCCAAAATATCTTGCCAAGAATGTTATCCCTACCCACCATCAATTCGATTACAATCACAAGGTAATTCAATTGATAAAACAAAATTTTTAATTGATGTTGATTCTGAATTATTAGGTCTTAATAGAAGAAAATCGAAAGACCCATCTAAAAACTACGTCCCATGTTGTCCTGAATCATTATGTACTTCTGGACAACCGTGTGGACAAGGTGTAATTGGCAATTGTAAAAAAAAGAATTTAAAAAATGGACAACGTTATCCTGATGATAATTTACATCATTTTAAAGATTGTTTTATCCCCGCCGAAGATACTAGATTATCAAATCCCGCTTGTAATTTAAGAGGAACTGGATGGAATCGATGGGAATGGTTATGTAATAATCCACAGGAAAGAATTGAAATTCCATTTGACTATAATATTTCCAATAGAATTATTGTTAAGGATAATCATAGACCGTGTATTCCTAATCTTATAGATCCTGAACAGGCTCTTCCTAAAGGAGGAGATTTACCATGTGTGCCTACTGGACCAACTTGTTCCGTTAATACTGACCCACCATCAGTTCATTGGAGAAAATGTAGCCAAATTAAAAATTATTAAGATAAAAATTATTAAGATAAATTTTTTATAAATTATTTATTATAAAAAAATTATAAAATTAAAATCATTTAATATATTAATATATACTATGGAATTTTTACTCGCAGGATCAATTATAGGAGCTGGTTTTATGTTAAGTAAAGATGGTAAGGAAAGAATTTTAAAAGATAAAAAATTAAATGAACCTAATCCATCTGAAAATAATATTTATGATAGTAATTATTATAATAAAACTAAAAAAAAAATTATAACAAAAGTTAATAACAACTTTCAAAAATCTAGAAATGCTATTGAAACTAATATTATTCCTCCACAATTTAATAATAAAATTTTTAATACACATCATAATGCAATTAAATATTTACAACAACCTGAAAATACAAACAATTCTAATTCTAATTTTATTAGTAAGTTATCAGGAGAATCAATGCATGTAGAAGAATTTTCACATAATAATATGACACCTTTTTTTGGTGGAAGTGTAAAACAAAATACATATGAATTTGCTAATCAACCTATTTTAGAATTATACACAGGAACTGATAAATTAGATACTAAAAAAAAAGAAACTGAACCTTTTTTTAAACCAAGTAAAAATATTAATAATGTTTATGGAACACAAATAAATACTGAAAAAATATTAAATAGATATTTACCATCACAAAAAAAAACAAATGAATTTCCTATAGAAAAAGTTATAGTTGGTCCCGGCTTAAATAATGGATATACAAATATTCCAAGTGGGGGTTTTCATCAAGCTGATACACGAGAATATTATATGCCTAAATCGGTGGATGAAAAAAGAGTTATTACTAATCCTAAATTAACATATAAAGGAAGAATTATTTCTGGTAAAGCAATTAATCAAAAACCTAAAGTAATAGGAAAAGTAAATAAATTTAGACCAGATACATATTCTAAACATGGTCCTGAAAAATATTTCACAACTGTTGGTGCATTTACCAAAGAAAAATACAAATCTTGCATTATAATGCCCGATACTAATAGGAAAAAAAGTAAATCTTATTTAGGACCAAGTGAACCGGCAACAAAAATTAATCAAAAAGCTAGAGGAAATTATAGAAAATCTACTAAAAATATATTTAAATCATCTGGTCCAAGAAATATTAATATGGAAGATAATTGGAAAAATACAAATATTGCCGATTATGGTAAAAAAAATATAAAATTACCCCCAAATGAAAGAGATATTACTGGGAAAAGAACTCATATTACAAATCTAACATCTATTGTTAAAGCATTAGTTGCACCTATTCAGGATATATTTAGAACTACAAGAAAAGAAAATTTAATATCAAATATAAGAAAATCGGGTAATATAAATATCACTGGTCCTAAAAATCATACATCTAGAGATCCAAATGATATAGCAAAAACTACTATAAAAGAAACTAATATTCATAATACAAGAACTGGATATTTATCTGGAAAAAATAAATTAACAGTATATGATCCTAATAATGTCGCAAGAACAACTATTAAAGAAACTAATATTCATGATTCCAGAACTGGTAATCTAAAAAATAATACTAAATTAACAATTTATGACCCAAATGATATTACAAGAACTACTATTAAAGAAACGAATATTCATGATACAAGAACTGGTAATATTGGAGCCAGGGAACGTGGTCATACATATGATCCCAATGATGTAGCAAGAACCACTATTAAAGAAACGAATATTCATGATACACGAACCGGTAATATTGGAGCCAGGGAACGAGGTCAAGCATATGACCCGAATGATGTAGCAAGAACCACTATTAAAGAAACTAATATTCATGATACTAGAACCGGATATTTACAAACATCTACTAATTCTAAAGGTATCGTTTATGACAAAGAAGAAATTAAACCAAAAATAACTATAAGAAATACTACAAAACCAGAAGATACTATACTAAATATGAAATTAAACAATAAACAAACAGTATATGATCCAAATGATATTACAAGAACTACTATAAAAGAAACCAATATACATGATACTCATTCTGGTAATCTATCTGGATTTAATAAACAATATGTTTATGACCCCAATAATGTAGCAAGAACTACTATTAAAGAAACTACTATTGATGATACAAGAACCGGAAATATAAATAATCTTGAAGGAAAAGAAGGAGCTTATTTAACTAATATAAAAGAAGCACCTAATACAAATAGACAATTTTCAACTAAAGAATATACTGGTATAATGCAAGGCGATGTTAATAATAATGGTGGAAAAGGATATATTACAAATGTATTTGAAGCTCCAAATACAAATAGACAATTTTCAACTAAAGAATATACTGGCACAGCTGATAGTATAAATAATAAACCAATGTCATATAATGATATTTATAATATGACATTAAATCAAGTAAAAGAGGATACTTTAAAAAATAGAAAACCTACTCAATCTAATATATCTATGAATATAGATAAAAATTTTATTAACATGGATATTAAAAAAATTGAAGGTGACTATATTAATACAAGAAATCCTAATACAACAAAAGTATATAATTCAATTGGGGAAATCAAACAATGTTCTGTCACAACTTATAAAGACCAATTAGATAATGATAAAATTGCTTCGAGGATTAATCCTGAAATGCTTAACGCATTTAAAAGTAATCCATATTCACAACCACTAGATAGTCATGTTTTTCATTAAATTTTTAAATTAATATAGAAATTTATAAAACTATTAAAATATAAAAAAATAATAAATATTGTACTATTTTTAATAAATATTGTTACAATTTTAATAAATATATATAATAATATGAATTCAATTTTACTTTTTTTATTTTTATGTCTTCCAATAAGATTATGTTTAGCTATTATTGCTAAATATATTTCTATTAAATATTTAAAATATCTTGGTTATTTATTATTAATACCTGCTTTTGGGTTTTTTATAATATATTTATTAGATTTAAGAAAAACCGGATTAGAAACAAATGGAAAAACAATATGGTGGAATAATATTAGAGTAATACATGGATTGTTATATTTAGGATTTAGTTTATATGCGATAAAAAAAAATAAATATGCTTGGATATTTTTATTACTAGATTTCGCCCTAGGTGCAAGTGCATCAATATTTAATTATAGTTTAAAATTAATTTAAAATATAATTTATTTATTATAGGTTTATTTCTCTAATAGGTTTATTTATTTCTTTTATAATTTGTTAATTATGTCCTTCTTTTTTTCTAATAAATGTTTGCGCATTATGATTTATATTTAATAACTCAATTTTTTTATGATATCCAGATAAAAATCCATCTATACCTTTTTTTGTTAAATCTGGACCACCCCATCCATAATCATCAAAAATCATTATTCCCCCCACCTTAAGTTTTCTAAAACTTAAAACAGCATCTTCTAAAACATATTCAGGTTCGTGATTTCCATCAATATAAATAATATCGAAAAAATTATCTTCTAATTTAACTATTTCTTTATTAGAAAATCCACGGTTAATAATTATTTTATCTTTTTCACCACTATTTGTAATATTTTTTAAAAAAATATTATATATATTTTTTTGGTTATTTTTATATTCAGGATAATCTTTATAATCTATCCAAGGATCTATACAATATAATTTACTTTCAGGATGCGCGCCATACGTTTTAGATACATATATAATATTTGATCCATGAGATGTTCCTATCTCTAAATATTTAATTGGTTTATTTTCATAATATTCTTTATTTATAATAGGAAACCAGTTGTCGGCTGTCTTAAAAGCTAAACCTGTAAAGTTATGAGTCCTTAATAATTCCACCATATATATAATATTACATAAAAATACATATAATATAACACGGTATTTAAAAATTTTTCCAATTAATATTAAGTTTTTATAATTTATAATCAATATTTTCAATGCGTTAGTAATTATTTAAATAAATATAATTAAATTTAAATGTCAAATTATCATCATGTATTAGTAGATGCTAAAACTGAATATACAAAACAATTAATAAATATGATTTCTCCAAGAATATATGAAGGAATTGAATCTGTTTATAAAGAGTCAATTAAAATTAGTAAATATAATAATTATCTTAAAACATTTCAAGAATTATTAAGTGATATTCCAACATGGAATAATAGTATAATTGAAGGAGAATATGAAAGAATTATGAAAATAAGTTCATGTGATTGGATTGAGGAATTAATAACAGCAGTGTTTGTTAGTCATACTAAAGTATTAACAGCAATTAAAGTCAAAGGTAAAAAAGATAAAACAATTGAACTTAAAATACCAAATGGGAAAAATTTTATTCATAAATGTTATATAGATATAGCTCGAAAATTTTGGAAACGACCCGATCTATTTTTCCATAAATATTCCAATTTAGAATTACAAAGAAATATGTTTGAATCTGAAAGAATTATTGAAATTACAATTGAAGAAACAATAAGAAAATTATTACCAGTAAAAAATATATTAAAAGAATATTTAGGAAATGATTATTGTGATGATTCAGATATAGATGATATATCAATGTCTATATCAAATAACGCAAAAGAAAATTTAAGGAAAATGGTAAAAAAAGAGATCGAAAATTCTTTAAATAAAAATGAAAATGATTCTAGTGACAAATATTCCAATTACACATTAAATAATAATAATACATCTAATCAAAATGGTTCTGGTATTAATAATATAAATAATGATAAAAAAGAAAATGTTGAATTAGAAACTTTATTAAATATAGAAGATAAAAAAGAAA